TTGCAGAAACAGCGTCATCACCTTCAACAGCAGCATTCGCACTGGTAGCGGCAGCAAGAGAATCACTCTGCCACTCGTGGAAAACAGCGGTCGCCTTAGTGCGAGCAAGGGTTGAAAGAATAGGGGTTTCGGTAGGGCTGATGTCATAGATAACGTCAATCAGGTCTTCGCGTTGGCCGATGGCCGTATGAGCGGTAAAGGTAGGCATGATGTTCTCACAAGAATTTTTCAAAAAGGTTTGCGGCATCTCTGGCTTTGCCAGACTTCCGCAGGCGGTTTCTCTCAGCCTTATACGATTCAGTTTCTGGTTGTGCAACCTTCGCAGCGCCGGACTTTAGAACCGGAGGTGCCTGAGATACTTTCTTCGGCCCTTGGCTCACCAGTTTGTCGTACTGCGCGGCTTTCCATAAAGCTAGAACCGCACGACTGTCATATACGTTTGCAAGCTCTTGATCGCTAAACCCTATGCTTTTAGCGTACTGTCGAATATCAGCCCTGACTTGCTCGGCCTTTTCAGGCTGGGAGAACTCAGGAATAAATTGCGTCAGCTTTTGCGCTTCTTGAGCTAGATGTGCCTGCAATGCTTGCTGCTGCTCGGATTGTCGCATATGTGCGAGTCGTTGCTGTTCAGCCTGTACTGCCGCCAACTGCTCTTTCCGCTGCATCTGCTCGGCCATCTTTACTGCATAGCCGATAGGGTCAGTATCTTTTAGAGCTTCAATGTTTTCCGGTTTGTTCTGCTCGGCAAGAACTTTTTGAATAAGTTCCAGACGTTGAGCATACTGATCCCGGAGTTGTTTCGCTTGCTCGACAGCAGACTTTTCAGCCTCAACAGCTTTACGCTGTTCTGCGAGCGCCTGGGTCTTTTGAGTGTAGTCAGTGCCTAATTGATACGACTTGATGAGTTCATCAATGGTAACTTCGCGTTCCTCACCTGCGGCTTTCACCCGGTAGCGCGGTGTTTCCTCGACTTGCTCTTGTTGCGCCTCTTGCGTTTCTTCCTGCGGCTCTTGAGTCGGCTCTTCGCCTTCATCGGCCATCATTCCGAGAATCGCATTGGCTGCACCGTTTACATCCAACGGGCCACTTCCTGACGGATTAGTGTCCATATAACCCCTATAAGATTTTCCAGCGTTTCGACTTAATCTCAGTTGTTGAGGCTATTCCCTCAAAATGACTGATGATCGCGTCAATTGCACGAATCATTCTATAAAAATTCTCTCTTTTGTCAATATCTGACTCGTGAGTATTTAATAAAGCCTCGGTATAGATAGACTTTAACTTGTTCAGTTCACCGCGAAACTCATCGTCTCGCATTAGGTTAGCAGCGCGTTCTGGCGTCATCCGGGTATCTCAACATTTGCAGAAATACCTGCTCCGATCTTGGCAGCTTTTAACTGAGCCTCAACTTGGAACTCTTGCTGTTTCAATTGCAGTTCAGCAGCAGCCTTTTCTCGCGCCAACTGAATGTCAGCCTGAGCCTTGAGTCTCTGAGTCTCAATTGCCGCCATTGCTTTCTGCTGCTCGATCTGAATCTGCGCCTGGGCCTGCGCCATCATCGCATCCAACGCAGGATTGCCCTGTTGCTGTTGCGGAGGCTGTGCAAGTTGTTGGTCAATCTCAGGCGTAATCTCTTTAAAGAACTCGGTCGAATCTTTAAACCCTGCCGCCTCGATAAACCGACCAAGAGTCGCACGATACTGACCGACAGACACCAGCGGATTGGCAGGGCCATAACCCTGAAGGATCTGCTCTTGCTTGGCAAGAACCATCTGAAGCATAGCCATCTGCTCTTGCTTCGTACCCGTGCCAAGACCGACAGAGATAGTTACATCGTACTGGTTTGCCCACTCTCGCGGATCCATCGGCACAAACTTGCCGCGCATCCTGATAAGTCTGGGTTGGTCTTGATACTTGCAAAGTAGATGCAGAATACCCTTGAACAGGCTTTTAACACCCGTCTCAGCAAACAATCGAGCAATCAGCTCTAGCTTGCCCTGTGCAGCCCCCATAGTGGCCGCTACAGCCGCCGCAGTGACGTTTTGAAGGATGTTAGGGTCTAACCCCTGCTGAGCGTCTGAAACGCCTGTACGCTTGCTCTGGACGTTATCAAAGTACCCCAACATCGGGAATGCACTGTCAGCAATGTTCGGCACAACCATCGGCGTTATTGCACCGGCTGACTTCATCCTGACAACACCACCAGGCGTGACGTTCAGAAGGTCATCCAGATTCACCTGACCCTCAATCGCACCAACCCGCGCATTGTTCGACAGATACAGGTTATCAAGAGCCTGCCTGACAAGAGTGGACTTAATCAGTTGCAAGTCCATCGTCCTGTCAGCCATAGACTGACCAAAGAACTTGTGCGGAATCGGGAACGGGCAGATTACATGGAACGGCACATAATCCACTGGAATGTTGGCTTTTGTGCCATCAGCCCGAGTGAGAATCTGTTGATTGCTGTAGTAAATCTGACGAAGTTCTGCAAGGCCATCATCGTCTGAGTCGACGTAGATATAACACTCGTATACCTCGACTTCCTGCATGGACTCGTCAAGACTCTCCTGCTCAAACGGTTCTTCACCCGGCGAGTACCGAGCGATACGCTCTTCGGTAAAGTCCAGCGAATTGAACTGAGGCAGGCTGTAAACCTCATCCTTGTCAAAACCCATCTGTACAAGCTCAGTGCGCGGTACAAGACTACGATGAGCGCAGAAAGGCATCTTCTCCGATCCGAATACCGCTTTCTTGCTGACGATGAATTCTTCTGGCGGTACGCACTCAATCGCAACACGACCAGACTTGTCTTTCTTTCTGACGGTAACGGTCGACGTTGTTGACATCATCGGCTGACCGTCAAGACCAATCATGACGTTGCCATCAGGCCCGAGCATTTCTTCCTGCTCGATACTCTGCCCAACAATCTCTCGCGTACCGTCTGACAGCAACAGAGCTAGTTCAGCATCGGTAAGGTTGCGGTATTCTTCCTCGGTAACGTCGATACGCTCATCCCAGTAGGCTTTTACCGTTCCAGTTTTAGCCGTGAGAGCGTCCCAAAACCATTGATGCAGAATCGCAAAACCTGGGTTGTCTTTGTAGAAAACCCAGTTACAGTAGTCTGTAGCTTGTTTGGCGGTTTCTTCGTCACCAGGCCCGGCAGGCTCGAAACGAACAATATCGTCGCTTGCAGTGAAAACACGCATGAGCTGAGGTAAAGCACCGTCTACAGCCTCTGCAACCTCACCCGTTACGATCTGGCTTCGACCTTCTACTTCATTTCCATACGGGTTGCGCAGGTAGTAATTCAGGGCTTCAGCACGCTGGGCGGTTGTTTCGCTATCCAGCATGCCAATGGCATCATCAATCTCTGCACTCAGGATTGATGCAAGGCGTCCTTCATCCATTTTTCTGCTCGCTTGGTATAGGGGCGCTTCTCTTCCTTTTCGGTGAGTAGCTGCCGGAGTTCGTTGATCTGCTGGCGTAGTTCTGCAATATCACGATCATAGTCACGCCGCAAAACGATATTGCCCTGTGGGACTAGCATTAGACCACCCAACGTGTGTTAACAGGCAAGGGTTTGCCCCAGTTGTCATTATTCATCATATCTAACGATTGAGCAAGGTATCGGAAGGCGTCAGCAGCGTGAGAATGCTCATCGTGCAAAGGCGCACCAGCTTCCTGAGTAACCTGATTTATCTGCCGCCTGTATCTTTTGAGGTGATTAACCAGCTCCGTACACCTGTCAGCATCGAAATAAGTGCGGGGAAATATCATCCTGGCGAGCCTTATCCCCTCTTCCGGGTTGCCCCTGGCTAATACTTGGACGTTTCTACCAAGGGTCTGCAAGAGTTCCTGCGTAGATTTGCCAGACTTGAAGTCACGGTGAGCGCCATCGTGCGGTATGTAATCGGTGCCCCAGTTCCACTTTCTCTCTTGTAACTGCATGACATAGCTGTCAATCGTTCGGTGAGAGTCTTCTATGTAATCAACCACCCGGACTTCTGATGCAACCCTCTGGACGCAGATAATCGACATGGAGTCGTTCCAACCCAAGTCCCAGACCGTATGGACTTTAAGCTGCGGATCGTATGGAACCGCTCTGATCCTGCCTTCCCTCTGCGTGGCCTCAATCTCATTGGCATAAATAGCACCCTCGACAGCGGGTCGGCACTTACCCTCCCATGTCGTGAGATAGCCAATAGGGTCACGGTCTAACCACTGTCGGCGCTCTTTATCGAGTTCAGGCGGGAACCAAGGGTTATCCTGCCAGTTCATCTCGATAATGACAGATTCTTCTGGCGGTTTAACAACGAACCGGCTAAAGGTTTCGTCTGTATCGAGTTCCGGGTTAAACGTCACCCAGATTTCTGAGCCTGGCTTTCTGATTGTAGGTATCAGTACATCCCAGCTCTTCTTTGTAACGACCTGAGCCTCTTCTACCCAGCAGATATCCGTGCCCTCGTAGCTTTTGAGGTTGAAGACGCCCTGCTGACGTATACCTGCAAAGGTGAACTCTGTGCCGTTTGTGCCGAGAATCTTGTTCTCTTGGATGGTATAGAACTGATCTAAGCCTAGAGACTCGATCTGGTCTTTTAATAGTCTGTGAACAGACTCTTGAATAGAC